TTTCAATGGATAGGTACTAGATAATGAAAATATCTGACAACACATCTGTTGCTTTACCATTAAGAAATCTAATTGCTATTATAGGTACAGTTGCAGTAGGTGTTTGGGCTTACTTCGGAGTAATTGAAAGAGTTAATAATTTAGAAACTAAGAATCAATTATTTGAGCAAGATTTATTAGAGGCTAGTACACAGAAACCTATAGATCAAGAACAGTTTATGCTTATAGAAGATTTATATAAAACTGTAGAAAAATTAGAAACTACTCAAGAACAAAATATGACTAATAAAGTTAATATTCAATTTATTAAAGATCAAGTTGAAAAACTACAAAAAGATGTAGAAAAATTAAAAGATAGACAAAGAGAATTTGCAAATGGTAATGGTCATGATTGAAGTAGTAGTAGCATTATTAATGATAGTTAATGGGGAAATAAAAGAACATAGAATACAAGAATCTATGAGTAATTGCTTAAAAGGTAAAAGAATTGCTATGCGTACTAACTCAGGTTCAAATGTAGAATATCAATGTATCAAAAGTAAAGCAGAAACAGAAATTTATTTAGGTGCAAAATCTATTAAAAAACTTATACTAGAATAATGAAATTTGTTTTAGCTTATACTATCTGCTCTGCAATTACAGGATTCTGTAATACTCCAGCAGTACACCCTATTAAATTTAATACATGGACAGATTGCACAAAAAATGGTGCTATGGTAACAATTAGAGTTACAAACGAATTTAAAGAAAAATTTAACGAAGAAAAATTATATATATCTTATTTTTGTAATGAACATCACACTAACGAAACCCCAACATAAAGTTTCATCAAGCAATAAAAGATTTAGAGTTTTAGTATCAGGTCGAAGATTTGGTAAAACTTATTTATGCATTACAGAAATGATGAAGTATGCAACACAGATTAATAAAAAAATCTGGTATGTAGCACCTACATTTAAAATGGCTAAAGAGATCGTATGGTCTAATTTAAAAGATATGCTTTCACAATTTAATTGGATTGATACTATTAATGAATCTAACATGACTATAACAATTAAAAAAACAGGTAGCAAAATATCCTTAAAAGGTTGTGATAATTATGATGGTTTGCGTGGAGTAGGATTAGACTTTTTAATATTAGACGAATTTGCTGACATTGAAGAAAAAGCATGGACAGAGGTCTTGAGAGCATCTGTATCTGACACAGAGGGTGATGTACTAATGTGTGGTTCTCCTAAAGGTTATGGTAATTGGTCCTATAGAATGTACCTTAAAGGTCAACAGGGCGACACAGAATGGGATAGCTTTCAATTTACTACCTTACAAGGTGGAATGGTAACAGAAGAAGAAATAGAACAAGCTAAACAAGATATTGATATTAGAACTTTTAGACAAGAGTTCGAAGGTACTTTCGAAAATTATGCTGGGAGTGTCTATTACAATTTTCATCCTGTAGAAAGTGTAGTTAAAAAAGAAATAGATTGGACTAAACCTTTACATATTGGCATGGACTTCAATGTTGACCCAATGAGTGCTTGTGTAGGGCAAATAGAAAAAGATAAAATATTTTTTTTAGATGAGGTTATAATTTATTCAAGTAATACTGATGAAATGGTAGAAGAAATAAGAAACAGATATGGAACTAAGATACCTATTTTTATTTATCCTGACCCAGCATCAAGACAAAGAAAAACATCTGCTGGAGGAAGAACTGATTTAAGCATATTACAAAATGCTGGATTTAAAGTTAAATGTAAATTAAAACACCCAGCTGTTCGAGATCGAATAAATGCTGTGAATAGCAAACTAAAAGATTCTAATGGGAATAGGCATATTTTTGTTTCACAATCTTGCAAAACTATTGTAAAAGGATTACAACGACAAATATACAAGGAGAATACGAATATTCCTGACAAGGAAGATGGTTTTGATCACATGAATGACGCAATAGGTTACATGATAGATTTTTTAAAACCACTTACAACTCAGGCAGTATTTTCTAGACCAACAAGATGGGCAATTAAATAGTTATGGCATACTCTAAAGATCAAGCAATAGAAACTCACAAAGACTACTCAGAAACTATAAATAATTGGGAATATTACATAAGATCATATAATGGTGGTTTTGATTATATGGTTGGTCAATATCTTAACAGATATAATTTAGAATTAGACAATGAGTTTAATCAAAGACTTGCGAACACTCCATGCGATAATCATTGTAAAAATATTATACAAATTTATTCTTCATTTTTATTTAGAGTTAGACCAAGTAGAGATTTTGCAGAAATGCAAGATGAACCTAGTTTAGAATCATTCTTAAAAGATGCAGACTTAGAAGGTAATAATTTAAATTCAGTAATTAAAAGAGCACAAAATTATGCATCAATTTATGGGCATTGTTTTTTAATGTTAGACAAGCCTAATGTTACTACAAATACTCAGGCTGAAGAATTAGATCAAGATATAAGACCTTACCTGTCAATCGTTACTCCAGAAAATGTTTTAGATTGGAACTTTGAAAGACAAGTTAATGGTAAGTATGAATTAAACTATTTAAAAATTAGAGAAGAAGTAGATAAAAATGGTGGCACATACATGAGGCTTTGGTACCCTGATAGAATAGATACTATTTACATGGAAGAAAGAGAAGAACCTAGATTAATAGATACTGTTCCTAATATGATTGGCAAAATACCAGCAGTTATTTTATATAATGCTAAATCCCATAAAAGAGGCATTGGTCAATCAGATTTAACTGACATAGCAGATTTACAAAAATCTATTTACAATGAATACTCAGAAATGGAACAATTAATAAGATTAACTAACCACCCAAGCCTAGTTAAAACTCCATCAGTAAATGCTAGTGCTGGTGCTGGTGCAGTTATAGAAATGCCTGATGAAATGGAACCTAATTTAAAACCATATCTATTACAACCATCTGGTCAAAATTTAACTGCTATTATGGATTCAATAAATAACAAAGTAGAATCAATAAATAGAATTGCACATACAGGTGCTATTAGATCGACAAAAACACAAGTATCATCTGGTATAGCTTTACAAACAGAATTTGAATTATTAAATGCAAGACTATCCGAGAAAGCTGATAACTTACAAATAGCAGAGGAACAATTATTTAAACTTTATGCAATATTTCAAAACACTAAATTTGATGGAGAAATAAATTATCCTGATTCATTTAACATTAGAGATTATGCTAGTGACCTTATGTATTACCAACAAGCTAAATCTTTAGATATAGGTTCGCCTACATTTGCTAAAGAAGTAGACAAAGAAATAGCAAGATCAGTAGTTGATGATGATAATAAATTAAATGATATACTTGAAGAAATTGATGCTAAATCTGAAGTAGGAGAATTTACACAAGATGAAGTAGTACAAGAAGATCAAGAAGTAGAACAAGAACAAATTTAATGAATGTCCGATATAGTCAAAGATGCAACCTTTTATCGAATTAAGCAAATAGAAATTGCTGAAGCAAAATATTACGAAACTTTAATTAAAACATTAGATAGAATAGAGCGAGAAGTAGTATCACTTGCTAGTAGATTGCCTTTAACAGATGGAAAGTTAATTGAATTACAATCAGCTATAGCAATAAGACCACAGATAAAAGCTATATTAGAAAGAGAATATCTTAAATGGTCTGATACAGTTGTTAGAGAGGGATTTAATAAACAAGCTAAAAGAATTGAGAAAGCATTTAAAAGAATAGGAAATATTCCTGTAGCATTTCAAGAAATTACTAAAGGCGATCAAGCATTGATACAAAATTTAAAGCAACAATATTTTACACAGTTTAAAGATGTATCAAACACATTTACAAGAAGATTATCAGAAAAGGTTTATCAAAATACATTAGTTGGTTCTGAATTTACTGTATTAGAAAAAGAATTAAGACAAACTATTAACGGTATTTATGCTAGTGCAGATGACCCAGAGGCACAAAAGTTAATTAATTATATTAATAAAAATAAATTTGATAAATCTAAAAGAACAGAGGTAGAACAAAAAATACAGCTTTTACAGTCTAAATTTGCTAGAGATCGTGCTGGAGAAAACATGAAAAGGTATGCTGGACAGATTTTAAATGATTCTTTAAGAGATTTTGACGCAACTATTAATTTTAATAAAGCAAATGATGCTGGATTAACTTATGTAAAATATTATGGAGATGTAATACCTACCACTAGAGATCATTGCAGAAATATAATTAATGGAGTATATAACAAGAGGAAAA